TTGGTCATTTAAAAATAACATAAATGATACAGCAGGGTTAAAATTTCCACCTGAAATATTTCCAAATAAAACAATAGCCAATGATAATGCTAATCCAATTTTTAACCAATTAGCTGTAGAATTTTTATCATTTACAACAGTAATAATTACACCTAAAAAAATAAATGTTCCCAACATTTCTGAAATTAATTTTTTTGTTAAACTATTTGTCATTATAATATAAATAAATATAATTATTTAATAATTTATAAAAATATATAAATATCTTTATTTATAATATGAAATATAAATCAAAAAATTATAATATTTATATTTATTTAACTATTATAGTACTTTTAATCACATTTTTTATCCATAAATATTATAATAATAAATCAATTGAAAGTTTTTCAAATAATAAACCATATATTTGGATGTTCTGGGAAACATTACCTGGAAAAAATAAACCAGGTTATATTGATTTGTGTTACGAGTCAGTTGTGCATAATTGCGCAAGTTGTTTCAATATTATCTATTTAAACGAAAAAAATATAAAATATTATGTTCCTGAAATTAATCAATATAATATTTCTCATTTAAAAATCCAACATAAAGCTGATTTTTATAGATATTTATTATTGGAAAAATATGGTGGGTTATGGATTGATGCAGATGTTTTAGTCTTAAAATGTTTATGTAAATATTATAAAAACTTAGATCATTACGATTATTTAGGTTTTGGATGTGGCTATAATAAAAAATTTTGCTCAAAATCTTTATATGGATATGGAAGTCCGTTAAATTGGATAATGGGTTCAAAACCTAAATCTAAATTTATGCAGTGTATTGTTTCTAAAGTAAAAGATAAAATTAATAGTAATGATAAAGTTAAATATCATGAAATTGGTAGAAGTACATTAAAGAAATGTCATGATGAATTAAGAAAATCTGAAAATTGGAGTTATTATCACGTACCTTCTAAATGCAATGAATACGACGATTGTGGAAATAAACTTAATAATATATTTAAAAATTTTGATAATTCAAAATGTACAAATGAAAGATATTTCTTTCCGTTTTATAATACTGCTCCTGGTTACCCACAGTGGTTTAAAGATTTAAAAAGTGATGAAATTAAAAATTATGATTTACCAATTAAGACAATCATAAAAGAGGCTTTTTCTTCAAAAAATAAATGCAAAATAACTTAAAAAATAATGTACTTTATATATAAGAATGGATACTCTAGGTGTAAATGAACTTCAAAAATATTTATTAATTAAAAGAGATGTAAGAGATTTGAGACAAATTATGTTTGGTAATGATAATCATATTCATGATTGGGATAGAATTATAATTATATATACAATATTTTTAATGTATCAACATGTTTTTTTACTTTATAATGTAATGAGTAAAGTCGTGGAACATGAAGATTTTAATTTTAAAAGAGACTATAAAAACTTATATTTATTTTGTTTTTTTATTATTAATTTAAGAACATCATATTTATACATGATAAAATCAGTAATAAAAGTGGATAAGGATTTGGCAGGAAGGTTACATACAAATATGGGGGAATATTTTGAATATTAATTTATAATTATTTAAAAATAGTCAATTGATTCATCAGAATCACTTGACTCACTAGAATCCAACCATGTACCATTTTTCTTTTTTATATATTTCACAATAAAATCCTTTATGATATAAGCATTTTTCAATAATTCTTGTTTATATTCTTCACGAAAAAATATATAATCATCTTCTTCCCACCATAATAATGAATTCAAATTATTACTAATATATTCATCTCTAGAGGGTATCAATATTACATTGACTTTAGTATTAAATTTACATACTTTATTCTTATTACAAAAATTCATTAATACACTTGTAGGACAATTCATACTTGTGTTCATATATAAATCTTTAATTTTATATTTATTATTTAAAATTATTTTTCCTGGAATGAAATCTTCTTGGTATTCAGTATTATTTATGTTACCCATAATATTTAATAATTACTTAGATTCTAAGTAAAACATTATTAAGAATGTATAATTTTTTTAATAAAAAAATATCAATTTTTAATAAAAATAATAATTCGTAAATTATGAAAATTTAATATTCTCTTTTTTAATAATGTGTAGTATTAATCACGATTTAAAAGCATGCTATATTCATATACCAAAAACAGGTGGTTCCTATATTAGCTCTATTTTAAATAAATATTATGGTTTCAAAAATTATTATTTAAAAAGACCAGACCATAATCAATTTTGTAGAATAGTTGATAATAGCATAGATAAACATGAAAATAAATTATTTGGTACTTATTTATATTATAAAACATCACCACATTTAAATAAAATAATGAATATGGATGATACAAAATGGAATAATTATAAAATATTTACATTTGTACGTGATCCTATAAAACGACTTATTTCAGGTTATAATTATTGTAAGGAAAATAATCAATATAAAAATATAAACTTTGATATTTTTTACAAAAACGCAACTAAACTAAATTGCTGGACTTATTGGCATTGTTTTATGCCTCAAATTAGACATATTGTTAATGAAAATAATAAAAATATGTGTTTTTTCGTAGGAAAACAAGAAAATATGGAAGATGATTTAATTAAAGTACTAAATTTATTTAATTTAAGGGCAATTCATATGCCATTTGTAAAGAATAAAACAAAAATACATAAAAACTTAATTTATGATGAAGAATATTTAAAATATTTATTTCAAGAAGATTATAATCGTCTTTTTTAGTAATATTAAAAAAAATATTATAGTTTTATAAAATATAATGAAAAAATATAATATAGATGATTATGATGTTTTTATATTTGATTTTGATGGTACAATAATGGATACTGAAGGATTTCACTATAAATCTTATTTAAAAGCACTTCAATATTTTGATCCAAGTATTACATTAAATCAAGATGATTTTTTTAGATTAGTACATGATGTTGATAAAACAGAATTTCATAAATTATTAAAAAAATATGACATATTAGATAGTTATGATAAATTATATAAAATAAAAGGTGAATATTATAAAGAAAATATTCTTAAAAACTATGTAAATTATATTGGTAATATTGATAAATTTCTACAAAAATTAAAAAAAAAAGGTAAAAAAATAATTATGGTAACTAATAGCAGTATAAATTCAATTAATCTATTTAAATCCATATATCCAATAATGAATTTATTTGATGAAATTTATACTAAAGAAGATTTTAAAGAAAAAAAACCAAACCCTGAATGTTATTTAAAAGTTCAAGAAATGTATAAAGATTGTAGAATGATAGGTTTTGAAGATAGTAATATAGGTATGTATGCTTTAACTCAAGCTAATTTAATAAAACCTTTTCATATAGTAAGCCCAGGGTATTATTATAATGACCAAATAGGTAAAAAAAATAATGTAGAAGTAATTAATAGTTATGATTGTTTTAATTAATTATAAATCTAATAAAGTACCTAAATATAATCCATGATAATAACTTGCCACACATTTCCAAATATTATTTTTATTATAATCTGCCAATCCAATCCAAATAATTACAACCAATATTTTATGAATTTTATTAAAATTATTATTAATAAATTCTTCTGATACATTAATTTTATTAATATTAAAATTTATTTCATTTTCATTTATAGATTCAATAACAAAATGATGATTATTAAAATTATCATATCCACTTATACCATATAATATCTTGGCATAATCATAATCAGTTAATCCATATATTTCACTACTTGAAAAATATCCTCGCGGATCAATAAATTTAATGTCTTCATTTTCAGGATTAATTAAAATATTTGAAAAATTTGTGTCACCATGAATAATTGAATACTCAAATTCATTTAATGTCTCATAATAGTCAAATAAATATTTTTGTATTTTATCAATAATTGTATCAAATGTATTAATATATATACCATTAACTTTTGAAAATTTAGGAAAATAATCTAATATATCTTTGATATTTTTGATTCTTTGTATAATTTTATCATAAATTTCAACTTTAATATCATACATAAATTGACTTTTTCTAATTTTTTTTTTATTATAACTATGCATTAAATTTAATTTATTTATTATATTTTTAATTATATTTTCATTTTTATCCTGATTATTATTATTTAAATATTTATATAAATTTACATGATTTTTTTGATAGTTCATTGAAAAAGCTACATCATAAAATGAATTTATTTTCGGAAATAAATTAATTAATTCTTCATTTGTGTTTTTAAGATTTTTATAAAAATTCATTTCATGTTTAATCACTTCTATTCCTTTACTATTAATTGCTTTTTTCATAATTATATTGTTTTTTACAGAAATTTCATTAAAACTTCTACAAGTTAGTTTAGCATCATCATTTTGTAAATTTATAATTGATACATACTTTTCTTCATCACCAAAATCCAATAAATCTTTTAATTCATATTCATAGATATTTTCAAAATTATTAAAATATTCGACAATATCTTTTCCTTTTTCAATATTATTTATATTATATTCTAAATTTTCTATATAATAAATTCCTATAATATTTCCTTCTTTTTTTTCAATTATTTTATTGTTTTCTAATAAATACCTACAATTATTACCAAAAGTAAATACAAATAAATTATTTTTTTCTTTTTTTACATTTCGAAAATGATGTAAATTTAATTCTTCATTCGGTAAAATATCACACCAAGTTATTAATAAATTATTTATATTAAATTTTTTTAAATTATTTTGATATATAAAATCAATAGTGTATGCCGTACCATCTTGGTTATTATAATTAAATATATGTATATTTTCTTTTTGCTCAGTTAAAAAATTATCAATTGTAAATTGTGTTAAAGTATTAAATTTTTCATCAATAATAAGGAAAAAACGTTGTGCATATTTTTTCCAATATTTAATAATTGTTACTAAAGCGGGATAGTTATCAATATTAAGTAAATACTTAGGTAGATAATCTTTTGTATAGTTAATTAATCGTGATGATTTTCCTGACGCTACAATTAAAACATCCATTAGTAATAATCAATAAATTATTATTTATTATTAAACTCATTTAAGTTCTACATAAAACATTGGGTCCACATCTTCACCAACAAAGTTTTCACATCGATGTCCTTGATTTTTTTGTTTGTTTTTATAAATAGAAGAGCCAATATTCATGTGTTGGACTAATGATGGATAAGATACACACATTTTTGTAATATGAAAAAAGTATTTTCTTACGCTTTCTCTAAATCGTACATCTGGATTAAAATTAAATATTTGATGATGTTTATTATACCATTGTGCTACTGGATATTTTGTAATTTCTGGTTTAAATACTGTACAGCATGTACCATAGAATCCAGGCAATGATGAATGACGTACATTTAAATATTTGGGTAATGGTGTAGATTTATATTTATTATAATCATACAATGATGAGAATAATGAAAAATTACCATATTTTTTAATCCAAGCATCCGCATTTTTAATAAAATTTTTACAAACAAAAACATCATCATCCATCCAAATTATAAAATCGAGTATATTTTTTGGTATTTTGTTTAAAAACATAAACATTTTAAGTGTATTACCATTTCCATCCAATTTTAAACTTGAATATATTATTTCAATCTTTTTAGGATATTTTTCTTGATATGTTTTTATAAAATCTAAATAACTTGTGTCTTTACTTCCTGATTCAAATAATAATATTTGAAAATCAATATCCGATTCAAACATCCCTGATTTTTCAAATCCTAAAAATGTTTCATCAATTACATTAACTGCTTTTCTTTCCTCACGATTTACACATGGAATAACAATTAAATATTTTAGTTTTTTTTCTTGAGGTATAACTTGATTTGTGATTATTTTATTCATCTTATAAAAATCAAATAAATTATTTTTATTATTTATCCTTAGGTTTTAATTTAATTTTTATAGTAACTTTTTTATTTTCTGGTACATTAATTATTTCATCATTTTTGTTATCATTATCATTTTTACTATTATTTTTTTCAAAATTTTCAATTAAATCATTGACAATATTTAATTGATTTTCTAAAAAGATTTTTCTATCTCTAAGCTGTGTTAAAGAAAATGTTTCGACGCATGATGACATGTTGTTTTATTTAATACTTATGTAAATAATCAATTTTTATTTTAAATCACGTATATCTTCTATTTGAGTAATCATATTAGTTATTAATTCAATATGTGGTATATCGTCTATACTTTCATAATGATTTTTTAAATTATTTAGTACATTGATTGATTCAGTTAATTGTTTCTTCTTATCTTTAATTTTACCTCCATTAGCAACCATGGTATTTAATACTTTTTCTATTTTTCCTAATGCTTCCTCATTAGGTAATACGATTGGTTTATTAAAATTAGGTTTTGGCTTTTCAGAAAAATTATTATTATTCATGGATACAGGTAATGTGATTGGGTTATTAAAATCAATAGAAGCCTCATCAGTTTTACTTAATACATATTTATTTAAAACATATAAAATAATTACTGCCAGTGTAAGTATAATTTTATATGTAAGTGTTCTATTAGACAAAGGTGCAATGAAATAAAATATGAAAAATACTACAATACCAGCCCATTTTTTCCAATCACCCCAATCATTTTCTTGTTTCATTTTATATCCAATATATAATATACAGCTACTTAAAATAATATAATAATAAGCTTTACCCCAAGTATCGTCAGTACCATAATTAAATACAAACCATGTTACTGTGAAATAAAATATAATTGCCATTGAATAATACAAAGTTGTGCTTTCATCATCTTTTTTGTTATTAATAGTTTCTTTTGCAACAAAATAATATTTATAGATCTTTTCATAACCATACAAACCGCATAATAAAATATTTATAATTAAATATACTAAAGTAGATGGATATGTAATATTAGATGAAGCATTTTTATAAATACTACCTTCAGTTAAATCAAATGTATTAATTATATTATTAATAATTCTATAAATATACATAAATATAACATAAAATACTATAAATAAAAAAATATTTTTTATTGTTACGCATTCAATTAAATTATCATACCATTCGCCATTTTCTAATTCATTCATATTTTCATTTAATGAATTCAAATTTGGGAAAAATTCTTTCCCATCAAAATTATTTGATTTATAATCATAATTATTATTATTCGAACCAGATTTACTTGATGAAGCTGTTATTATTGGAACATGATTTGTGTTTGTGTTTGTTTCTGGTAATATTACAGAATGATTAAAATCACTGCCACCAGATTGTTTATTAGCAAGTTTTTTCATGCTATTAATTAAATTAGCTGCATTATTTTTTATTGTTTTCGTTTTTGATGTTCCTTTTATTTTATTTACCGATTCATATAAAGTATTTAAAGTACTATTTTTAAATTGGTTAAATTTGCTTTTTGTGGGGTCGTCATTACCTTTTTTAGCTATTTCTTCTAATTTTTGTAAAATATTTTCTGCTTTTAAAAGTAATTCTGCTTCATTATCAATATTAGTACTACTTTCTTTACTATCTATTTTTTCTTTTAATTCTTTAATTTTACTTATTAAACCTTCTGGGTCACTGATGTGATTACTGTCATTTAAATATAAATATGTTATTAATTCTTTAGCATTACCAAACCATGTTATAATTTTAGATGAATCATTATTATTATTTTCAGAACCACTGTCCAATAATAGTTTTAATGATTTACTTTCAGCATAAGATACTTCTTCCTTATTAAAATATAAACGTTTATATCCATAAAATAATGTTGTTCCTATGGTGATAACCAGTAATAAGGGATAAACAACAGTGTATGCATTATCCATACTATTAGAATCAGATATTCCACTAATCATACTTATTGAATATAAAATAGTAAATATTATTTGAACAATGAATAATATATTAATAAGTAATCTATATGCTGCTAGTTGTTTATATTTATCATCATTTATGATAATATCATCATCTATACTAACATCTTTATAATCCTTATTTATGCTGAAAAATATAATTCTATAAAAAATATAATTAGCTAATATCATAAACCAGCATAGGAATATATACATAATTGTAACATATTGATTACTTGATTCTGATTTTAAATAATAATAAGAAACATAATACTTATTTGGATTATTATCTTTATCTGGTAATCCATAATTAGGAAAATTTTTTAAAGCATAAAATTCATCTTTCCTTGTTGGAGTATATCCAACTTTATTTTTAATATCATCTAATGAATCAGCATCTATAATTTTAAAATTTTCATCATCGTCTGAAATAATTTCATATAATCTAATTTTATAATCAAATCTCCAATATGAATTTTTATAAATATAATTTGGAAATTGTGTAACTGCTCTTTTAATATCATCTTCATTATAATCTTTATTTTTCAACAGCAAATCTTCTAGATTTTCATATATTAAATCTTTACCATTATTATCTTTTTTTACATCACCATTTTCAATATCTATAGTATATATTTTTTTATCATTTGTAAAATTTACAAATGATTCATCTTCTTTTTTTTCTAAAGAAGATTTTCTTAATTTAGTTATTAAAGAAATTTCTTCTTCTTCTTCTGTTTCATTTTCTTCACTAATAATTTTATCATCTTCTGGATTTGTCATTTTTTCTTTTGAATCAGCATAAGGTAATTCTATATTTGGTATGTAAAATATATTAATTTTTTTTGGTCGATTATCAAATAATTGACTTACTCCATTTGTAAAATTTGAATAATTATTATTTGTTCTTGGATTAAATAATTTTTGTTTCAAAGTTTCAACTATATTTGAGCTAATATTTACTTTTTTTCTAAATACCTTTACTAAAATATCTTTTTTATTTTGATAATTATCTGAATTTATATATTCATAATATTCTTTATTTTTTTGTGGAAAAAAATGAGTTATATCTATATTATTTGTACTTAAACTTCCTTTCGTACTATTTATTTCAGGAATATTATTACTTGTTAATAAAGAACTTAATAAAGCATTCGGCAAAGCATCGACTTCTGCTGTTGAACTAGTATATAAAGTACAAACAACAGAATATAATCCTTTATCATTGCTATATATTAAATAAGACTGCATATCAGAATCTGATTCACCTATTTTTATTAAAGAAGGACAACTAAAACATATATATTTTAATTTATATTTTCCATTTCCTTCATTATCTGTATCATCATTACGACTATCATGAAATATAGTTAATTCTGATTTATCATCACTTGGTTTTAACATTAATATTTTTCCATAATTTTTCATTATATTTACTTTTATATCAGTATTACTAAATTTTTGACCACATCTTTCAGTACATATTAAAATATTTCCCTTTATATGTAAGCCAAATGGCAAAAGCGGATTCACCATATCTTTAGAATTATTTACAAATACTTCACTTAAAACTGGATTACTATCCGACAATTCTATTTTAAGATTATTAGACATCTACTAATATATATTAATAATATAATTTTAGTTTATATACTTATATTAATGAAAGTTAAATTCTAAAAAAATTTTCAAAGTAAATATTATGAATGATATAAATACAATTATTATATTTTTATTGCTTTTAGTAATCTTTTTCTTATTTTTTCACAATTTAATGAATAAAGTCGACCATAAATTAAATAATTTGAAAGTTAATGTTAATTCTTCTCCAGTAAAAGTAGAATTACCAAAAGACTTTACTAAAAAATTTATAATTGAATCAAAAAAATATGATACTAAAGATGGTGAAGAAATTGATAAAATTGAATATGATAAAACAATTATGGAAGATTCTGATTTTTTATTAGAAGGTTTTGATCAATATCAAAATAAAAACAGAGAATTTGAAAATAAACAGAAATCTAGTCATATGTGTTTTAAAGACCATAAACATACTAAATGTAATTTAGGAATAATGAATTATCCAGAACCCAACGATTTAAGTAGCATGGATTATCAAATTTTCAAAATAAATTATCCACCTAATATGACAATGCAAGATTACGTAAATTGGTTATATTGTTATAAAGATGATGAAAGCCAGCTTCCTTATAATCATTTAAAGAATTTAGATAAACTTAAGAGAAATATTCCACTAGAGGAAATTAAAGGTGTTTGTCCTCCACCAGGATACGAAAGTTCTCCTTTAGAGTCAAGTAAATATTTTGATAAAATTTATGGTTCTAATAATGAATTTAAGATAGCAAGTCATTTAAATTCACAAACTGGTCCAATAATGGCATATAATAATGATGAGTATAGTGAATTTAGTCAAAATTTAGATGTTCAAGGGACATCTTCGTATATTCGTAATTGTGATATAGGATTGAAAAAGACAAGTAAAGAATTAAATGATTTTGTTTTTCCTAAAGACAGTAATAATTTAGAAGAAACTGAAAAAAATAAAATATATTTTCAAAAAAATGTAGAAATTTAATAATTTATTTACATATAAGGAATATATTGAGGAAAATCACTTTCATATATTGTACATTTATATGGTTCAGATCTTCCTTGAATAAAAACAATATCATTTGTACCTAATTCATCATTTTTATTTTTTATAATTATTTTTACTTTTGATCCATATTTACCTAATAATGTATAATATTCATATTTATTATCATTTGGATATTTTCTTCTTCCAAATAATGGTAATGTATCATTTTCATCACCATATACTTTATATAATACACCCATTTGTTGTGGTTCTCCTAATGGTCCTCTTGTTGATACATAAACAGGTGCAATATTATTATTACTAACATTTACAGGAGTTGTTGGATTATAAATAGGTACTTGTGTGCCTCCCATACAAGGTTGATTTCTTCCACCACATCCTATAACTTGATTTGGTAAATTCATGTTAGGATACCAACTTTGGTCATAGAAATAATCACTTTTATAAGGATATCTTAAAGGATTATAGACTCTATCTAAAGCATTTAATTTTTTAGGATTATTATTAACTAAAACTGGAATAGCAGGATTTGATCTTACTGCCATTTGATTATTATTATAATTTTCTATATCTTCTTTAGATCTTTTTACAGTATTTTCTAAATTATTGATTTTTGATGATAATAAATTTTGTGATTTTTCATTTTCATCACTCATTTTACTAAAAGAGTATTGGTAAAATAAATAAAATACTATAATTACAGCAAATGTTGAAATTAATATGTAAAACATAAGTTTATCTTCTTGAATACATACTTTCTTATTCATTATAATAATAAAACATATTTTATTTATTATTCTTATAAAAAATATTAATTAAATAAATTATTTACAGCAGAAATGACAGCTACTATTCATTAATGGTGGCTCAATAATTACATTAGGAGTTTCTGTATAAAGATTACCTGGATGTTTAATTTTAATTAAACTTAAAAATCCATCATCATCTATAACTGATTCACATTCAGCACCATTTCCTTTACCACCAACAATAGTTATTTTTGGTGGATTTTGGGGATTAAATCCATGTCCTTTATCTATAATTACTACTTCATCTAATGCATGATTTTTAATTTTTGCTATAGCTTTTCCAGGTTTTGTATTTTCTACATTTCCACAGCTTAACATTACATTTTTATCAATACCTGATAACCCAATAGTTCCAAAATCATTATAACCATCTGGGCATTTATCATTATAAAAATTACATTGATTAAATAAACTACTTACTTTTGGCTTAATTGGCTCTTTATTTAATGGTTGTTTTATTTCTTTTACATTACTAATTTCTTTTAATTTATTTTTTAATGGATCTAATGGTTGTACTTTATTTTCTCTAGGTACTGGGGGATTTTCTTGGTCTTTTAATATTGTTTCATCTGTGATAATTTCTGGAGTAAATTTTTGAATATTTTTTATTTCTTTTTTTAAACCATTATTAATATTTTTTAAATTATTCATTGGATTGTCAGAATTTAATTTTTTATTTGTTATATTTTTTAATGTATCATTCTTTTTATTTATTGAACTTAATAAATCTTGATTACTTGAATCATTTACATCTTGATTTGGAAATTTAGTATTCAATTGAGGTATAACATTTTGATCAGAATTAGCAGCTTTTAATTTATCTGCTGATGGATTAAAAGTATTTGTTGGTGAATTAAATTGTTGTTCTACAGGTGCTCCAGATGTTTTATTATAAATCCAATCGGTTAAACCACCAAAAAATCCTTCTATTTCTTCATCAGGAACTTCATCTTCAATATTCTGGGTATAATTATTTTTTAAAAAATTAATATTTGTTACTAATTTGTTATTTACCGTATCTATATCCACTAACATTTTTTTCTTTATACATTCTTTATTATTATGACATTTGTTTGCTACATATAATCTATGTAATAATAATATTAAAATTAATGGTATAATTAATATACATAATCCATACACAAAATCTTTTAAATACATTAATATATAATAATATAAAAAAAAATAAAAAATGAAATATTTAAAAGAGAATTACATATATATTATATAATGACTTATGTTTTGTGAAAAACATATACACAGATATGATTTAAATTTAATGGAAATGTGTGTAGAAATAGCTAAAAAAAGCAATATGAATTCTAAACACGGATGTATAATTATTGACAAAAAGGGTAAAATAATATCTAGTGCTTGTAACAAACGAAGAAGTATGGATACAGAGCATATATCAGATATTAATATACGACGACAAAAGAAATTTTCAAGACATGCTGAAGAAACAGCATTAAAAAATGTAAATAGAAATGATTTAAAAGGGGCTGTATTATATGTTGTGAGATATGGAAACCATGAAAATAATCCATATTTTATGAATTCTAAGCCATGTGAAAAATGTACAGCAATAATTAAAGCTAATATGGAAAGACATGGATTAAAAGCGGCTTATTATAGTACTGATAATGAATTTTACAATATTTGATTTTTTTATAATTATTTTTTAGGATTTATTAAATATTCCTTGATAAAATCCTTTTGGTATTCTTTTATTTAATCTTCCATTCATTGCTTTATTGAATAAATTTAAGTTAAAATAATATTTATCTATATATTTTATATAATAATTATCTTTTTTATATTTTTTATTATTATATCCTTTTTTATAATCCAATAATTTATATAAATCTTTTGTAAAAGTAGATAATAAATTTAATTCATTTATTTTTTTTAATATCTCCTCTGCATTTTTATTTTCAATATTTAAATCATTTTTACATTTTTTAAGATGAGTGATTTGATTTCTCATTATTAAATTTATTTTTTGTTGTATATTTGATTTTGGAAATGGATTGACTTTTGGAGATTCATTGACTTTTGAAGGTTCTTCACTTGTTTTAAATGCTTGTTCTTTAAGTGTAGATAAATATTTTTTAATACCCATGTCTTTTATATGCATTTGAGTTAATTTAGGAAGCTCTGGTAAATGTTTTCTAAATTCGGGTACAGTTAATTTTGATATAGAAACTTTAATTTTTTTTAATGAATTTATAGTTTTATTAAATCTTGATGTTTTTGAAATATTTTTTATATTATTTCTTATATTATTAATAATATGTATATTATTTCTTTTTTTATCAATGATGTCTTTTTCGAAATCTAATCTAAAATCATTGTTATTATTATTTTCAATATTAGTATATGCTGTTTCTGTATATATATCATTTAAGTTTGATATAGGTATTTGTTTTGGTTGTTGCCCTCCTACCATTATATTATTATTTTTATTTGATAAATGACCATTATTTGTTAAAACTGATAAATCTGTATTATATAATCTTGATTGGCGATTACTTTGACAAATAAAATTATTTTTATAATTCATAAAACCACCTGCTATTACTTCATTATTATTTCTTTTTGTATAAATTATTAATTGATTATCATCATCTAATATTAATCTTTTTTCAATTACAAAATCATCATTATTTATTTGTTGATTAACATTTATTAAATCAGTTGATTCATTTACTTCATTTTCATGTATAGGTTCAAGCTCTGGTTGTTGTTCAAGCTCTGGTTGTGGTCCAGGTTCAGGTCCAGGTTCAGGTTCAGGTTCAGGTTCATTTTCATGTATAGGTTCAAGCTCTGGTTCAGGTTCAGGTTCAGGTTCAGGTTCAGGTTCAGGTTCAGATTCAGGTTCAGGTTCAGGTTCAGGTTCAGGTTCAGGTTCAGGTTCATGTTCAGGTTCAGGTTCAGGTTCAGGTTCAGGTTCAGGTTCAGGTTCAGGTTCAGGTTCAGGTTCAGGTTCAGGTTCA